CTGTGTCCCGAAACCGCAAAGCGCGAGTGCACGACCAATTGCGCCTGTTTCCGCTTTTTCGATGAAATCAGGGAAGCCCCTCTTTGACTCGAACTTGTGAGACGTTGCGACGATTCGCCCGCCTTCATCTTTTATAGTCGCTCGCGCATAAGCGCTCTCTTCAGTCAGTGAAATGATTTCAGTTTCAATTGACCAATCGGGATGTTCCTCGCGGAACCAAACGATCCGGTGTTTGACCTCGAGGTAATCTTTTCCTTTGAGACTCAGGAGAGGTAACTCAGTGCCTTTTGGAGTCCTGAAAGTTCGACGCATCAATTGCTCACTACAAAATGTTTTCAAGACGCACGTATCCCGTTGCGTCGAAAACGACGCTGATCTAAAACGCGCCTTGTTTATTTATTTCGAAGCCCTAGGCTGTTTCTTTCCGATCTCCCACAACCGGAAAGAGAACGCTTTCGGGCATGCCAGTTGCGCGCTCAAAGGCCCGTCTGGTCACAGGCCTAGGTACGCCCTTTTGTTTGCCGGAGACGATCCGTTCAATCGTCCACGGCTGCAATCCTTCAGCGAGTAGCGCCGCCCAATTCTTTTTCGGATCGGCGGCAAGCCACTCCTGCAATCTGTCAACGTCTGTCCTACGATTTTGGTTATCCCTAATCATTGCGGGACTGAAAGTATAGTTTTCTACATGTTTTGACAACATCTAAGTGCAGTTTAATGCACTGATTGAAATAAATTTAGGCGTCATTGTGTTAGTAATGACAAAAGACAAAAAGATTCGCGGACTTACGACTTTAGCCCAGAATCTTAAAACGATAAGAGCTGCCAAAGGCTGGACGCAGGACGACCTCGCTCATGAGGCGGGCGTTTCTGAGGGCACCATTAAGAAGGCCGAAACAGAAAAACAAAGCCCAACAGTGGACACATTAGACGCAATTGCTAAAGCGTTTGGCGTTGAACCATGGGAACTTCTAAAACCGCCAGAATCTACGGATGATGTGCGGACGGTCGCCGAACCCACAGCGCCTTATGAAACTACCCCGACTCCAAGTCCGAAGGAGATCGCCGCTTTGATTTTGGCCTACGGAAACGCAGAATCTTCGCTCCGCGCTTCGATTCGTCGCCAACTTGGCATTGATCAGCCATTGGATTTTGAGGAGATTTCTCGGGATATTGAAAAATATCTTTCGCAAGCAGATTCAATTCAGCGAGCAAAACGAAAAACTGAATAACCTTCGCCCTCACAGCCCCTCCGCCAACGTTCCGCTAGTCGGGTTAAGTTTTTGCGAAAACATATCGGCGAGAGGTCGAGTTTTTTTAATGATGTTTTCTTAGCGATCGAATTCAAAAAATTTATTTATTCGAACACCGAGAACATCGGCGATTTTATATAGAGTAGATGCTTTCGGATCGTAGATTCCGCGCTCGATCGGATTTAAAACCCCACGCGTAAGACCTGATTCGAGTTCTAGTCTACCTTGCGAGTATCCTTTTGCTTTTCTGATTTTCGCAATCTGCTTGCCGAGTTTCTTCTGAAACTTCCGTCGATCAAATTCAACCTCACTCATCAAGTTTATGGTGCTTCATTCGACAAGCTCCATGCTGGGCGCGCCCAGCAGTTGTGGGCCCAGGTCGCAAATCCGGACGAATGTCTCGATATGAGAAAACGCTAAGGATTTTTGGAGATAGTCCGAAATAAATTCGATTGGTTTTACGGAGGTGAATGAAATGCGCTTGATTGCTTCGATGATCGCGCTTCTTATTGCCGGATGTGTGACGCCGCCTAAGCCGCGTGATCCGACAGTCGTGGTCTTTCAAACGACAAAAAATAAAGAAGCCGCAGTCTCAGACATCACGAAGGCCTTATCTATGAAAGGTTTTTCTATTAAATCGACAGACCAAAATGCGGGCATTGTTTCAACCGAACCCTCGGCGTTTAATTGGCAGGGAGGACTTGGAAAACTCACTTTCCCAGGCAGGTCATCGGCCCAAATCATGATCGATGGCGCCAGCGTGCGGGTTACAATAACTCACGAATGCGGTATCATGAACGTCATCATGGGCGGAGGCGTTACCTATCAACATTGTAACGGTAACGACGCGGTTGATGTAACGCGAGAGAAAGAAAAAGAATTTCTTGAGGCGGTAAGGTCAGCTTTATGAGCTAGCAAATACGCATGCGCTTGCTGTGGCTCATTTGAACTCATCCCGCCGGAGTCAAACCGCGCAAAACAATTACTCTCGGCGGGGAAAGTTTCTGGATGGTGAGTACAACACTAATTGAGCATTGCCATCACGATGTCGGAAGACCAAGCCAAGCAATCCGCGTGAGTCCGGTCAAAGCAAAACGACATACAAAATACCTGAGCCGCCAGCGCCACCCGCATACCAATCGAAAGCCCCAGTAGCACTCCCGCCGCCGCCGCCTCCGGCACCACTATTTGGCGGAGCCGCCGCTCCGTTTTGCCCCGGCCCACCGCCGAGCCCGCCCGGTCCAAATGGTCCGGGGCCGCCATCCCTGAAAGAGCCGGTCCCGTTATGAAAGACTGTCTTTTGCGAAGAAGTTAACGAACCTTCTCTATCCGGCGCCGCTCCGTAAAAAGTGACGAGCGAACCGAAAGTCGTGTTCCCGCCAAGACCCGGCTGAGAGTCTCTCGTGCCTCCAGAGCCGCCAGCCCCGATCGTGATCGGGTAAGTCGCTCCGGGTACCACTGGCACGATCGTGACACCGAGTGGTGCTCCAAGCCCGCCAGTGCCAGTACCGCCAAAGTTCCCTCCAAAATGTCCTCCACTACCGCCGCCGCATCCGACAAGGAGCACCGCTTGCACATTGTTCGGGACTAGAAACAAACCATTTGACTTAAATACGACAAATTTAGCGCTGTTCATATAGTCGATGAGCGCATTGATATTTGCGCCCATCTTCGCGAGAAGGCTTTCAGAGATCGGAGCATCTGCACTCACTTCGATGTCGTTAATCTTCTGAATGTTGCTAGGTAAATCAGCCATATTTAACCCCTAAATCATTCGATATTGGTCTTTTCCATCTTGGAACTCAGTGTCACTCATGAACGTGTAGAGACTCTTGATCAACTCAGAATGATGCGAGTACGGAGCAAGCTCCATAAGGTCGCCAGATTGCGGAGTAAACCCAAGCGATGACTTAAGCCGCACCAAATTTCCTTGAATTGCTTCAACCGCGGCGACTGCATACCTTGCTCCGTCTGGCGATCTCACCGTGATCATGAGCGTATGCTCACGTGTAACAAATCGCTGCCATTTCTTCCCTTCATTCTGTCCGTAGAGATCCGTGTTGAATGAAGGCTCGATGATAAATTCCGTCTCTGAAAGGCCGTTTTTGATTTTCGATGCTGGCGAAATGAGACCGTATCGAGATTGCGTCGAGTAGTTTGTATCAATGAGGCTTAAAACAATTTCGCCGGTTCTGAGATTAATTGACTTGTTTATGACCTCATAGAACTTCGGCTCAGGGTTTCGATCACCTCCGGCGGAATTCACAACATTTAAGCCGCCTGCATCGAGTAGAACGATATCACCAATTTCAATTGTAAGCCCGGTTTTGAATAAAACTTTCAACTGATCAATGTATTCCGCGGCGAATTTATATCGATTAAGTTTTCTCGTCGCCGCTTGTGTGGCAAGGTTAACGCCGTTTAGATGCGATCTCACGCCGCGCGATTCAATAACGAGCGCTTTCACGCCGACTTTGATTCGTGCGGTTGAGTCGGTATCGTGCACGACAACGGCTGAGCGGTATTCATCGGAATCATGAACGCGGTCGAACTTGTAGACGATCGTGTTGTAGAAGTTGTTATTTATCGACCGTCGAACGGAAATCTTCGAAGCGTCTTTGATATTGTGACGATTGAGAATCTGCGTTTGAGTCCCAGGAATCGGACCGATATGCATTCCTACAGAGGCCTTCGATTTCCTCGGTAGAGAATATGCACCTGCGGCTGCATAGAGTTCCTTCTCTATCAGGTCCTTTATGTTCTCATCGTCTTCAATGAAAATCTCGACGTCGAAGTTTGAAAGGAACATCCTCTTAATACGAATATGTTCCTCAATATCGACTTCATCAGGTTTCATTCCGAGGCCGACGGGCAAAATTGCAAACTGCGAGTAGAAAGTAAGACTCGCCCCATCGAGGTCATCGACAAGAGGCGGATGCCCATTCAAATCCGCGATGATGAGAGAACCATCATGGCGCTTCACGATTTCTTTGACATAGACAGAAGGCGGCGCTGTGCTGATGAAGTTCGGTTTTGTCGGGTCCCATTGAGCGATTTTATCGCCAACGGTAACGCCGATCTTTTCGGCAATGTCGATTCCAGGAAAGAAAAATGCATCCTGAACGCGCTCATCAGAATTGATGACGTTCACTGATTTGTAAGGGACAGTCGCGTAAGAGCCTACAAATCCGCCATCATCTTCTCCGCCTGAAAGCATAAGCCAAAGCGCTAGATCAATGACGTTTCCTTTCAGTCTGTAGAGCAATTCAATGTCAGCTCCTTGTTCATGCGAAGCCGCAACCGTTCCAAGCTGAGCGCGCGTGACAACGAAAACCCCAGCGCTGTCGTCAAGAGGCTCAGCGAACATGTATTCATCGTCGATTTTGAAAAAACATTGAAGGTTCTCGCTCATTGGGATCTGAGGTCGCCCTTCAATGAACACAACTGTGTCACTGTTTGTGATTGCGAATTCGAGTTTGTGTGTTGTTTTCGGGAAAAGGTTTTGGCGTTTCTTTGTGTCAGGATGTGCGATATCAAGTAATACTTGACCAGGCTCTACTCGAATGTCTGAAACGACACCACGAAAGATTGGAATGTAGTCGTCCGGGAAAGCGACCTCAGCGAATCCAAGCCAGACTTTGCACCGGCGCCCGAGCATGTCAGGGACGATAAGCCCAGGTGTGATGAGCTTCGTTGCTTCAAGGTCTTTGTCAATGAGTGCAACCGTCATCGATGAAATCGATGAGCCAACACCCTTGTCTGGTTGAAGCTGCTGCCTGATCGACGTTGTCGTGCCGTTTAAAGAAATGATGTCCTCTTGGTTTTCAATCTCAACGAGCCCGCCGATTTTCCAAGAGTTGCCGATCACAAGATTGTCCTCACCGATGCGAACGCGTTTTGCGATGATTCGCGCTCCATAGTATTTGTTTACACCGTCGATTTCGAGAACAAGCTGTGGTTGAACATTGATTTTGTCTGCTGCTGATCGGGCTCTTCCTGAAATTGAAAACGACATAACTGTATTTATGTCGCTCGATGCACGCATTTTCTATTCGAATTTAAATTCGAGTTTTTCAGCAGCCTCATCGGTGCAACTGCATATATAGATTTGCCCCTGCCCGCCCGGTCGCCTACCAGGCTGTCTCAAAATAAGGTCAGAGTTCTGATCTTATTGGTACGGAGTGGCTAAATACGCGAAATCACGTGGGTTTTGGGTATGGAAAATTTTGCGTTTTGCAGCATTTTTTTGTTGATTTTTGCGAACAGTGTTCGTATACTGAATTTGTTGATGCGCAATGGTGCCGAAACAAAAACGGCGAGGTGAAAAATGAAATCGAATGCTGAAATCAAGGCCATGAGAACGCATGTTCCTGACGACGAAATTCTGCGTTGGGCTGAGCAGCAAAAGGACAATGAGTTTTGCCAAAGCATCGTCGCGCAGTTCAAAAAATTCGGCGGGCTCACGTTTCATCAAGCTGCTGCGATTTGCTCTGTATACGAACGCGCACAAAAAACGCAGGCTGTAGATGTTCCCGAGCGAGTCATCGAGTACATGCAGTCAAAAATCAATAATCCGCGTGTACGAGAATACAACAAAGAGTTTTTCAAGCGTATGCTCGCTCTTGCCGAGAGCGGGCAAATGACAAAAGCACAACTCGAGAAAATTACCAAATATATGTGAACAGAAACAAAACAGGCGAGGTGAAAAATGAGATACGTTTGGGTTAAAACCGCTGACGGTACAGAGTTTGGTCAAATTCCGCTGCACGAGTTGCTCTCTATAGTCGCGAAACTAGGAGTTGATTACGACATCGACGGACAGGTTGCTACTGTATATTGCGACCCGGACGAGCTAGAAGAAGCTTATTTTGAACAGAACTGAGCGATAGCGAGGTGAAACATGAAAAAAACAAATAAGAAGCAAACAGAAACAGAGCTGCCGAAAATCGTTGTTCACAGATTTTCTCACACGCCGGAAGCTGCATTTGAAGAAGGTGAGATTCTTCACGGCTTCAATCCTGAGGCGCTTGGCGGCGACGACTACGAGACTCCGAGAGCGAAACGACTCTACAAAAAACTCGGAGCTGAAATTTCAGACTACGAGTACCAACTCGGAGCTTTGCCGGACGGTCGTTGGGCGCTGGTTGGGTTGAGTGTTGAGGGACACTCGTTTGCTGTTGAACAATGATAGTTCGCTGACCGGACGCTCGAATTGTCGAGCGTCTACGTGAGTGAACTATGAATAGAAAACAAAAATAGCGAGGTGAAAAATGATTACGTTTGAACAGTTCGACAAAAACGATTTACTGCCAGTTTTGAACTGGCCCGCTGGACAATTTGAACCGCAACCTGCCGCTATTCGGATTGACTCCAGAACAGAAACAGTGACGGCGACCTCAATACGCTACATGACGGATGCGACACCGGGCGATGTTTATTATCACCATAGACTTGAGTTTCATATTCCGAACAACATTACCGGGCGAGCGCTGAATAAAATTTTCGAAGATGCAGAATTCCGCCATCTTTGCGAGCGCATCATCGACGGTTACGAGATCGAGTTCGACGGCAACAACGTTATCGGTGTCTACTCTGATGATGCGACCGCAGCAATCAATGAGCTCGAGCAATGGTTAGAAGCAAGCATCACTGATGTTGACTGCGCTCAGTTTCTGACCGCTGATGATTTCGTGTACGACCATCGTGACACTTTTGGAATCACTGCCGAAACTAGCAATTGGTGGATTCACAATGAAGCTCAAAGAATTTGCGAGGAGCTTGCCGCCGACAATTGGGCTATCGTTGGCGGTGCCGAAGCACTGGCTGAAAAAATGATCGAATACAGAGACCATTTGAAAGGGTGATTGTATGACATCAGCGCCCAAACAATGAGTCCGGGAGGTGTGCATGTTCACGCAAAAAAAAATCAAATCACCATCGCCCGCCGAGGTTCGTAGAGCGCGCGAAAAAGCCGGTCTCACGCAGGCCGAAGCGGGCGCTTTGATCGGAGCGACTCTGCGCGCTTGGCAGTATTGGGAAGCTGGCGAGCGAAAAATGCCAGCGGCAAAATGGGAGTTGTGGCTCATCAAGATCAATCAGAAATAGTGCACGTGTCTCTATTTTCCCAAAACGTATGAAAATCCTCAAGGCGCGGTTTGTTTCCGCGCCATTTTGTTTTTGCCATACGAAATACTTCTCTTTCATCGACATGCGACGCGAGAATCTGAAGCTCAAGACACATCGATGACGGCATTGGCTCGTCGAGAAAGAGGAGTTTTTCTGAAATCAAAAAGATCGCAAAAATCAGTTCGATCATCGCTCATTCACAACGAAAGTCTACGTAGCGTTAGAAAGTTTGTGTGTGTTTATGTGTGTCCGCTCTCACTGCGTCATTAATTCATCAAATCTTTTTTTGACGCATAATCGATAAAAAGTTGTTCTGGATTGTCAGCGTATTCAGACAAGAATTGCAAAACCATCGAAAGGAATTCCTGCGCAGAAAGCGCGGCGTCTGATGTGAAACCGAGTTCGACGTGACGGCCATCGTCGGTTCGGAAAACATAGATATCGACGCCGATTTCTTCATCAAGCAAGGTTCACCTGCATGCGACTATTGGCCCACTCGACACAAGCATCGATGAGAGCGTGAGCGTACTGCTCCTTTCTCTCAAGCGCCATCTTCGCTTCTTTTGGATTGTCGCCGAAAAAGCCTTCGATCAAACAATTGGGGACATTCGGTAACGCATGAACGTTTGATCCGCCGCGATCGGTTGCTGAAAGCGTTTTCACCCCGCGATCACCAGCGCCCGGCTTTCGATCAAACACATTGCAAACGTGGTTATGAACGAAATTAGCAAACTGTTTGTCAGCGCCCTCATTTGAGCAAAGAGTTTCAGTACCAGAAACCGTTCCGTTGTAAGCATTGAAATGAAGCTCTATCACGCAATCAACGCCAAGAGACTTTGCTTTCTTATATGCACCTGAAATTCCAATCCCGTCACGAAAAATGATTTCTGCCGTAACGCCGATTCTTTTGGCGTAGTCTTTTGCAAGCTGTGCAATCTCAGAATTGTAGGCGTACTCGGAAAGTCTATAAGGCGCTGGCATCACGGCACCTTGCGCTTTCTTCTCGTGTCCAACGATCAGACCGATTTTTAGTTCGCCGATTTCTTTTTCAATCGGATCGACCTGATCTATTGTTTCAACGTGCGCGAAGAACTGTTTCAAAAGATCCGACAACCATTCGATGAATGCTTTCATTTTGTCTCCAGTGCCTTATCAACTGAGTTGATCGTTCGTTCCCAAGAGCTGATTTCTTTGTCACATTGGCCTGTGCGCTTACATTGCGTGATGATGTAGGTTTTAAGTTTCGCCCATGATTTCGCCGGAATCATTAGCATCGTTGGCCTAGCGTCCCACCATGAAAGACCATCGAGTTTGTTCTTATCGTCAACGGTAAACTCGGTGGCTGAAATCGTGTTCACGCAATAGCCTTTTGCCAAATGGATTTCGACACAAACAGGAATATCCGGCGGCGCTGTTGCACACGATGCGAGAATGAAAACGCCAATCAGCGCTAGCTTAATTCGTAAATTTAACGAACGCTCTAAACGCATCAATGAGTTCCTTTTCCGCCTTTTCTTTTTCTTCCGGTGTTCCGTTCTCTTGTGCTTTGCGGTTTCTGATTGCGGCTTCCATGAACGCAACACCTTGTTTGTTTGTCCTGGTGTCGATGTATAAATAGAAAAGACCAAATTCAGTTTCACGAATCGCAATCTTCAACACGTAGCCGACAATGAAGCTCGCAATCGGATTCACAATCGGCCATGCAAGAAAGGGCAGCTTCGCGACAAGGTAACTCATCACGAAGCGTTGCCCGAGATCGATAGCGGTTGACTTGATTAGTTCAACGTATTCATCTCGTGTCATACGTGTTTAAGCGCAATGAAAGCTGCGATTCCAATCCCAAGCACAAGATACCAAAGCCATGACTTTTGCATTTTGAACCTCAGTCGTTGGGATTGATTTTTTCAATTAGCTGATTGAGCGAAGCTTCGATTTGCGGACGCGCCATCACGAAGAAGTCGTCAAGTTTGTTTTGAGTCATCTTGACCGACTCCTCAACCCAGTCGAGGAAGATCGGAAGAAGAACTTTGACGTTCTCTTCGGCAAGCTCCAAACCAGCGGCTTTCAGTTTCTCTAACAGGTCTTTTACATCAAACGGTTTCTCCATAGTTCACTCCTTTCGGCCCGTAGTTATCGGGCAAGTTTTTGCTCTAAAATCGAAACTCTGTTTTCCACACGCGAAACGCGATCTGCAGTATCCTTCGCAGCGTCTTCAATCTTTTGAAATCGCAGTTCGCCTTGTTTAAATCCGTCTTTCACTGCTTGTTCGAGGTTCTTAAGCCTCTCATCGTAGGACTTAAGAAACGGTTTCACCCGCGTCCAAATCACAACGAGCGCTAGGATTGTTTCAATTAGCCTTCCAGGGCTTACGTCTTCCACTGCAGTAGACAGAAGCGAGAAGAAATCCATTTCTTACCTCACGCGATTTGTGGCGCTTACTTCGGACCCACGCAAATCATATTAACGTCGTATTCAGTCGCAGTAACAACGTTCGTGCCGTTGTGATAGTTGGCGAAAGTATCAATCCGCGTTGCTGAAATTGGCTTAACCTGCAAGCTCCAAACATTGTTGCTCGTATCAAGTGAGGAAATAGTACCTGTACACGTGGGCGCTGCGGAAAACTTTCCAGATGTAAGTGTCAACGTACAACCGCCACCACTAATGTTCGAGATGGACGTGACCCAGTCGCCCGACTTACTGGCAATTGATGACGTGGCCGCACAGGTAAACTTCACGCGTTCAACTCTCTCTAGACCAGGGGAGTCAGTTGTCACCGCTTGTTTCACGAGCGGTTGCTGACCGCTTGCTACAGCAGCGCACCAACGGACACCGAATGAAGAAACGCGAGTTTCAGAGCCTACGCGAGCAACGCCAAAGTTAGTATCAGTCGTCGCGGAGCCGACTGCCGTGTTTACAAGGGGCGAGGTTGATGTTGCAATCGGATGTCTGTTCTCTACCGGAGTTGAAAACGCGTTGGACGACGTGCTGCCGCCGCTTCCGCCGTTTAGGACAGGAGTGTGCCAGTGCCCTTGAAATTGGTCTTCTTGAATCGCGCCAACAGCACCGGGACCAGTTTTTGTGCGTCCATTGATTGTGCGCGAACCAATTCCGCGAGGAACAAGAGCCGCAGCATTCGGAAGCGTGGACATTCCAGTGCGATTGATAAACGCTTGATAGATTGCAGGCACTTGGCTTCCATCGACTTCAATTGTTCCAGCTGGACACTTGTCAGCGAAGTACGGAAGCACGGCACCCATGAGATCCACGCCTTGTCCGACGCGCATGACTTGCTCGGATTCGGTCGGATAGCGATATAGAGTCAGAGCGTGTGGCGTTGTCTCTGCGGGTTCTGCTCTTAGCGTTTGAGCGGTCCCAGATGCGTCGCTAACATACGCTACAAGTTTGAGTGAGACAGTTCCAGGAGATGTAACAGTAAACTCAAACGTAATCTCGTTTTGGTTTTGTAGATGTGAATGCTCAGGGGTGCGATTAGCATCAAGGCGTAGCAGACCGCCGGATTTATCGGCGACAGTCGCGGTCCCGGAAACTCTAGCGATGAAATAGCAAGCAATAGTTAGCGATGCTTCACCAGGGGCAAAGCACCTGAATGTCCCTGTGTGAAATTTTGCAACGTATCGTCCAGGAGTTACGTCGAATTTCGCACCAAAAATATTTGGCGTTTCGTGCGGTTGAGCCGAGCCTACAAGTTTTCGAGTAGCCGCGCCAAATGCCTCGGCACTTACCACATCGACAGCCGAGGTTGAGTTAGTTGAAAAGCTTGCGTCACCCTCGAACAACGCCGCACCAACGAACGTAGCTTGCGCAACAGTCCCCACGCCATCCCAAGGACCAACCTTGGCAGCTGCAAAACAAACTTTTCCAGTGTTTGAGTTTGTCGGCATGATGCGAATTCCGACGCCAGTGAGCATCCCAGTTCCAACGGACGTGACATCAAATTCGCGCCATTTGAAATCGCCAGGAATATCAAGAGCGTTTGCAACTGTAGCAGGACCTGCACCGACCAAGTGCATAGCCTCGACTTTCAGGCCTTCAAAACTTGCTTTGACCCAAATCTTGTGGCCAAGATTCACGCCATCGACGTTACTGAATCCAAGCGCATCATGCGAAATGTCGGCAATTTGCGAAATAACAGCATTCGCTGAGCCTTCCCAATTAACACAAATTGTAGTGACATTCGGTCCGAGCGCTTCATCTTCATCAACTTCGTAATCAAGTCCACTAACGGTCGTCCAACCTTCAAGGCTTCCGTTTTCAAAAGTGGGATTGGTGAGGAAGTTGATTCCGCCAGCACCGCCGGCGCCAGCTCCTGCGCCGATTTGTTTTTCGTTGTCGCTTGAATCAAGCGTGTAGCATTTCCCATCGTCTTTGCAGTAGAGCTTCTTTTGTCCAGCCGGCGGCGGCGTGGGTTTCGCGTCCAGCTCTTTGACGATAAGCGGTTGCCGAAGATCAATGCCCTCTTTGAAAACCGGCGGCAACGCACCAAGAGAAATTGCAGGTTGAAAAACCAATGCAAGAGACAGAACAAACGAAATCAAAATTCTCATAGCATCACCCGACCAATTTCCTCACGCGATAAGAAAGCTTCGAGACAATTTCATTTCCCGAAATACTCGTTGAAACATATTGGACCTGACCCGCAGCCGTAATCGTGAACGTCACGCCCGCGTCACCTCCTGTTGGGCCTTGTGTCAGCACCCACGTTTCCGACTCAGAGAGATAGAACGCCAACATATAGCCGACTTCTACCAACTCTTCTTCGTCTGTAATCCTCTGAATGAGATAGTCCACGATCGCGGCCTTGAATTGATCTTTATCGAAGACCAGATCAGTAACGTCGGCAGGATCGTCCTGATCATTTTCGATCGTGAAACTATATTCCGTCGTTTCATCCGCAAGCTCAGCAAGCTGGTTTTCGACATTGGTTACTCGGCCACCGAGTGTAGATATTGCCGTTTGAACAGTGCCAAGATCGGAGCTTAACTCATTGATCTTAGCTTGCGCGTCCGGAATCGTAGGGCTATCCGCATTTAAGAGAGCGATTTTGCCAGTCGTAGAGGTGTCTTTTGTACGCGACATGAACGCGTTGTTAAACGTGTCTTGGTTTGCATATTGGCCGTTCGAAACTGCCACGTCACACCTCTACCACGCGAAACTTAAGCCGCCCGGTTTGGAAGTAACCGGGAATCCCGCGATCGTACATTTCCTTAAGTTTGAAGCTGATCCCCTTGTCGCTCTCAGGCGTTGACTCAAGGATCATCGTTTCAAACAAAGTTCGATCGTTTTCATCAGGCATAAACTCGATCGGACCTTTTGTGATCAGATACTCCATGAAGCGCCTGAGATCGGTATATCCATTCGGATTGTTCCTGATCGGACCGCCAGACGATTGCGGAATGTCGGTTGCAAACATGATGTTGCACTCCATGAAGCGCTCATTTCCAAACTTCACAACTTCAACACGTCCAGAAGCAGTCTTGTGAACGGTCGCATCAACAGCCTGCTGAAAATCACTACTTGAAACGTATTCTTGAAGAAGAAACTGCGGCGAGTAGAAGTCGCCGCTAGATTCATCACCTGTATATGAATCAGAGCCAGTGCGATCTTCGCCGGTAAATCCCATAAGGGACCAAGGACTTGATCCGATGTGCGTTCCGCTCTGGACAAGCAATGAAAACTCTTTGTCCGATGATATCGTGATCTTTCGCGTGTTTCGATCGAAAGAAACCGAATACACGTTATCACCGGAATTGTTCATCGCAGTCGCCACCGCAACAGCGAAGCTTTCAGAAGTATATGAACCAACAGGGATTTCAGCTGTAAGTTCGCCGTTACCTTCATCGAAATCAAGGAAACAATTTCCCTCGTTCACCTCGAAGCCGTAATAGAAGACCGAGTACGTGTTAATCATGCCGTCACCCCTACGATCTTCCCATCATTCCCAGTGATGTACTCGCTGATCACTTCTACGATCTCAAGACCTGTTTGGCGACGATCGAGAACGTTACCGTGAATGTTAACATGAACTTGAGTTCCTCCCCTTTCCTCGACCTCAGGGAAAGTACCAACCTCAGGTGTAAGGCCAACATCGCCAACGCCAGCAGTTGATCCGCCGCCAGCGGTAGCGACACCGCCGCCGGTTTCCTTCGCGCCGCCGATGGCCGCAAGAATTCCACCGAACGCGGCAAGAGCTGCACCTGCTGCAATAAGCGCAGGTCCGTTGCTTAATCCAGCCCACGTGTAAGCGATGCCCTGAAGGATGAACATCGAGCCAAGCTGGATTGCCATTTGGCCGAAGCTGTTGAGAAGCGAATCAAGGAATGCCTGCATCGCATTCTCTCCTTTGGCGATCGCTTTGCCGAATGCGGCGAAAGCTTGTCCGGCAGCGTTCCCAAGGGACTGAAACATCGAGCGGCCAACATCTTGAAAGTTCTTTTTGGCGTTCTTGGCGAAGTCCATGACTGCAAGATCAAAACCGTGAAGAACCTGAAGAAACGCCTCGCTTACGGATATTCCTTCACCAAGCCCGTCACCAAACTCGCGCCCTAGATTAAGACCCGCTTCGCGAACTAATGGCTTCGCGTTCTCGACGGCTGTTTGAAATTCCGAAATAAAATCAGATGTAGCAAGGGAGGCGTCGAAATTGAATAGACCCTCACCGCTAAAGTTTTGTGCGGTTTCTTTTGCGAAGTCTTTCCAAACATCGGTCGCAGCATCAAGTGCCATTCCAGTCGTCTCTGGAATAACCTTCAACGAATCAGCAAAGCCATCAATCGACTTCGCCATGTCTTTATCGACAAAGGAAATTACTTTACCGACAACCGATAAAACGGCCCTCAGCTTATTGACGATTGAATTCGCGATGATGTCACCGACATAAGTGAGAGCGACGACCCATGATTGCGTTTGAAGTTTTTGAAGTGACCAAAGCGCCTTAACAAGGTTGTAAGTAAACTCTAGTGGTGCAATTACCCACTTCACGACCGCTTGACCGAAATTGAGCATTGCCTTAATGAGTTCACCGATGATGTCTCTTGATTTCCCGAAATCTCCGATGACCGATGTGAATTTGACGATATATTCACCGATGACGTTCATCACAGCGACAAGAGCTGGCGATTTCGTAACTATTTCGCCGATTGCTTGAAGAAGGCTGCCGAATTTGAGGCTGAGCGATTGAAGCTGACCAGAGAACGTGTTCAATACGGACGCCGCCGAGCCGGAAAACCTTTGAAGCACAAGTTTTGCTGCTTCACCTGCGGCAAGTTGTTCTTTGGTAAGGTTTTTAACTTCCGGTACGAAGCGCGAAATATCACCGATCGATCCGCTGATTGATCTACCAAGCCTTCGAAGCGCTTCTGTCGTACTTATCCCAGCCGCATTGGCAAAATCAATTGCTGCTCTTGTTGCTATCTCAGCGTGTTCACCTGTGAAACCATAACTAAGCGCAAGAGCGCTTAGCTCCATTGCTGTCTGTGCGCTGACATTCGTTGTTAGCTCAAGCTCTTGAGCTAACTTCTGAAACCTATCCGATGTTTCAACTGAATATTGCCCAGATAGAGAAAGCGCCGTGTTTAACTTGTTGACTGCAACTTCGTTATCGATTGCGGCTTTTGTGGCTGCTGAAAATGTGTCTAAGACTCCGCTCATGATTCTGCGGACAGAGAAATAAGCGGCCATTCCGGCAGCGACGGAAGCTGCTCCAGAGAGAATCGACTTAAAGCTGAGATTGAAAGAACTATCGATGCCTTTTGCGGCTTTCTTTCCGGACTTCTCGACTCTCTCAAAGCCCTGTTCAGCTTTGTTGCTGTCAAGCTTGATTTCTATATCAAACTTTTCCTCTGCCATTTAAGATCGCCGCCAATTGTTCAAACGTGATTTCGCGTTTCGCCTCGTAGTTCCAAGGATAAGCCGCTTTATGTAACTCACGATGAATCTTCTCTTGATGCGCCCGTTTCATGTGTGGGAACGATGCAATCTTCAATCGTAAGAGCGCATCGCGAGCCTCGATCACCGTGATTGCCTGCCAAAGCATTTCATCCTCTTCGGCAGTAAGCCCCTCAACTTCGCGAAGGCTCATGTGGTAAAATTGCATGAGCCTCGCGGTTCTAAACCAGTGCTGGTCTAGTTTTTTTTAGCGCCAACGAGCGCTTCAAAAATCTTCTGCATGTGCTCGATTTGCAGCTCATCGGCGACCTCTTTCGGAAGTCCAGCTTCGACCAGGAAATCACCGATGATATCGAGCGCCTTTTCTTTTCCTTCGTCCGTCCGAAGCGCCTCGTTAACCTTCGCCAACTGCTTACGAGTCGGCTTCATCAACTCAAATTCTTTTCCGTCGATCTTGAGCCTGAGTTTCGCTGGCCCATTGATCTCAAGAACTTCCGACATTTCTCACCTCAATCCTCAACTTACGGGCTACCGCCACCTTCGCCACCGCCTTCATCGCCGCCTTCGCCTTCGCCACCTTCATCTTCGATTTGCGAACTATCACCGATCGCAAATAGATTGATCGCCGAAGGTTTCGACGCATCCATGTAAATTCTGAACGTGAGCGGAATCGTTTGAGCTTCTTCTCCAGAGAATGTAAGAGCTCCGTTCAAAAGCGGATACGCTTTCCAGAAGGTCCAGTCTTCGGCTTTTGACTCACCCATGTGGATCGGATGAAGCACAAGTCGTTTCGCATCAGCGAACGTTCCAGTGAACTGCTTCGCCGTTCCCCAACCAAAAAGCTCCGAAGCTCCAGGCTCCTCTGGCGTATGAGTTCCACCGGAAGCGGTGAGAATCTTTTTTAGTTTCGCAACGTCACTCTCTTTAAGGTTCACCGTGACTTCAGCCGAAACCCCAGTGCGAATGTTGCCGATCACTTGAGTTCCGGTTTGATGAGTCGTGATGTCGTAGACGCTCTCTTCGGTCGTGAGTTCAATCGAACCGTCAATGTATCCGAGATCCTCACCACCCCAGAAGACCTGACAAGGCTTGATTTTGATATTAGTAACGTCCATCTCTTTTCTCCCTCAATTATTCCGAAGCCATGTAACTCACTCGGTAAGTGAGTCGTAATCTCCCGATGATGGTTTCGCCCTGATTGTCCATTTCGGGCGAAGTTCTTTGCAGCACGGCGTCCATGACGCCAGCTCCGAATGCCTCTCGATCTTTCAGGCAACCTTCGACCTGATTCGCCATCTCATCGAACACATCATCAATTCCGGTCTCCTCGGTTGCCTCGACATATATGTCGATTGAGACCTCAAGCGCACGGGCGAGATAGTTATCGATCACGTCATCGGCCCGATTCTCTTCATCGCCAGTTGTGACCACGATCGCCGGGAAAGGCATTCCGTAAAGCGGCTTCACACGATCAATGAAAACGTTTTCTCCGGCATCAGTTCTGCCGATGAGCGAGTTTTTGATTGCCTCTCTGATCTCTTTGCGCCTGTGGCTCATTTATTCAAAACCAGTTCTCTCATGCGACCGCCGTCTGATCTCGAATCGACGATCGTGAATTCGGTCTCTCCAATTACGAGTTTATCGCCTTGCTTTGGTTCGTCGGGTAGATCGTCGATGTTGATGTCTGCAATCGTTCGGAAATGCGATACAGCCGGACCATCGCCATAAGAAACTTCAACCCATGAACGATCAACGACAGCGTTGATCGGGAACGCCCCTCCGGACTTCGGCTTGAAAACAACTGGCTCGCCAAAGGCTCCGATCACCGATCTTGCGAGTCGTTTTTTTACGTCCGACCAACCCACGCTCTACCCTATTGAGACCGACCGCTCTTAAGCGTGCGGGCAACGCCTACCCGCACGCGACACTCACGCGAGATCAACCTTATCAAGTTTGCTCTTCTTCAGCCTTCGGCATGAACGGCCACAACTTCGCATAAACTTTCTCTGCTGCGGCGCCAGCGGCTTTCACTGCAAAACCAAAAGGCACATTGTCGGTTGCCGTTGTGGTGAGCTTCTTCGCGCTCGCATCGAAGTAGAGGAATGCGCCTTGCGCGATATCCTCAGCCGCTTTCGCGATCTCGAAAACACCCTCAACGTAAACCGATCCGGTTCCGTTTTTCGGGATATCGACTGCAGCAACACCGCACATTGTACCCATCACGACAACATCACCAGACTTCACGTCGGCAGTTCCACCTTCGGTGAAGTCGATCACTTTTCCTTCTTGAACGTAATTTTTCATTTCCAAACCTCATTCTTTCGATTCGTTGAAACTTCAGTTGGGGATGGGCATTTCACCCATCCCCGCTATGTCACGCTTTATGCGAACGAACCGTTGCCAGCTAAGCCGCGGTAATCTGCGAGGCCAGCGCCGATATCGTGAACGATTTGGAACTTAACGCCAGTTCCGAATTTCTCCTCGATGTTGATTTGCGGACCTTGGCCTTCGAGAGTTCCAAGTTCGATGATGTCGATGTCGGCCTTATCAGCCGCGATGTACCACTTGGTAGCAGAGTTATCGTCAAGACGCGGATCCGTGATGTAACCCTTGAAAATGTTTTTCCAAGGATTCGCACGATCATCTTTCGTCGGAACGACATCCTTCGAGAGGAACTGACCGGCCACAGTTTCGAGTGCAACCGGGACGATAAGCCAAGACGGACGGATCGTGATGTGAGCACCGTCGCGACCTTTTTGCTTACGCATTTTCGCGACAAGCTTTCCGACGTTCGTCACGTCGATCGATGCAGCGGATTCCGTGTTGGCGTGAGCGCTTGAGAACAACTTCTCGCCGTCGCTCATTACAGGGTTGTTATTGATGAGCGCCCAAACGAGATCGGATTCCTTTTCGCGAGCACGGCGAGCCGCCATTTGCGGAAGCCGCGAGAACGCATCCATATCGTCGTTGATGATCGTTTCACGCGAAAGCATGACCTCGCGAGCGTAAGAGTCGAGTTTGTACCACTCTTTTCCGTCCGAGATCAGTCCACGCTCGATTTCGCCGAGTTCATTTTTCTTTTTCAACTCGGGGAAGTCGCCGAGACCGACGATGTACTTCGGTTTAAAGTCGCTCAAAGAAACGCGACGCACGATCGGATCGAACGTCTGAGGAGCCTCAGCATATTCAGCCTGAAGCTCTTTGTTGATCGCATCCATGAGAACAGCCGGGAAATCCGACGTGCTCATAGCGCGCTGGACGATGTTGTGCGGGCTCATGGAGTAAGCGTCACGGCCAGCAAAAAGGCGAGCCATATCGAGAAGCTTCATGTAGCGATATTGCTTTCCCTTTTCAGTGAGCGTGACGTGTTTAGAACCAGCGCGGACGCGGATCGCTTCGACAATGCCTTCGCGGAGGGTTTCGCCTTCGTCACGCACAACCGTGAAACCGCAATGCTGAGAGCGAACTTCTTCTTTCTGGCTCTTTTGAGCAAGCAGCTCGAGAACATAGGCGCGAGCCTCATCAGCGGTTTTGCCTTCATCGATGAGTTTTTCGGCGACATCATCGCCGAGTGCGGCAGCGCGAACCGCCTGACGGATTTCTTTCATCCGCTGACGCTCAGCCTTCACTGCGGCTTCTCTTTCAGCCTGAACATCAACTGTAGTGGCCGCTTGCTTTTCATTTGCGGCCTCACCTTGCTTCGTTTCAAGTTCTGTCATTACCCTATCCCTCCCGGATTGGTTTCGAAGTAAAATGATTACTTCGTTTTCTTTTGGTTTGATTTCACGTTCCGATCTGATTCCGGCATTCGGATCAGCCGGCACCGGAACAAGACTCACTTCAACAGGCTCCCAGTCGATTGCTCTGAGAGTTTTCATATTAGCGCCAGGCTCGGTGGCGTCTTCGTATTTGTGGACGCGATAACCGATAGAGACGTTGCGGATGATTCCCGCTTTAACGTCCTGGAAAATTTCCTCGACATCTTTGCGAGTCGAAAAGCGAACAATGCCTCGCATTTTTTCGCCTTCAACCCATGCTTTTTCAACGACTCCAATTTGATCATTAAGAGTGACACGCCAATGACTATTGAGTAGCGGCGCGCCGTTGCGGAACCGATCCCAGCGGATGTGCTCTTCCTTCATCGAAAGAACTTCGATGAATTCACCAATATCCCAGTTGAACATCCTAACTGGGGTCGATGTCGTGAAGACCATCTCAACGGTGCGATACTCCTCGTTGATGGTCTCAGGTAAAAAGCGGCATTCCATGTCGAGCATCGGAATGCTCCGCGTGATCTTTCGTTCATTCAGCATCGACATTTTCTCCATCTGCTGACTCGCTTGCTTTAGGCTGAATCATCCCTGATTTCATCACTTTTCTCGGGTCGGAATCGACAACTATGCCGAGTTCATCCAGCAGCTTGTAGTCAGCGGCCAATTCGTTCATCACTTCGCGCGGCTCATACCCGAGCTGTCTGATTGCTTCGCTGAGACTCATGAACCCGGCGCGAACCGCATCCCGCAAGGCCTGTATTTCCTTGATCGGGTCAATCATTTCTCGTCGCGGTGGAGTCCAATTTGAAGAGGCGCCCGAAATTTCTATGCCTGTTAATGCGGCCGCTTCGAGGAACCACTTGAAAACGCCCTGACACACCCGCGGAATGAAAGTGATCCAGCGGAACATTTCAACGTCACGATGAAAACCGATCCATGACATTCGACCGGATGAGAAATTTACGTTAGAGAAATCACCGGCGAGGATCTCGTAAGGAACACGCATTCCGGCAGCGATCGAGCGCAAAGTGATCTGCGAGAAATCTTTGTAGCCAGCAAACGGCGGCGGTTGGCTGAAGCGGACATCTTGTCCGGGCGATAACTCCCAAAGAAGCCCTGGTTCTACTTTCTCTGGAAGACCATCTTCGAGACCATCTTCGTCGGCGGCATCAAGCGGTTTTGTGACGAATGCAGTAAAACATGATGCGATCTTCTGACTCACAAGTGCCGCATCCTGCGCTTCATCGAAATCGCGCATTTTGATGATCACAGGTGCCGCACGAGGAATTCCACGAACTTGTCCAGGACGTAACACCTCGAAGAGCGGAATGATTTCAGTTCCAGAAATTCGAATCGACGCTTGCCGCTTGAACCTAGTTGTGTCGCCGGGATGATTTGGGAAAAGCCAGTAGGCACGACGGCGACCAAGT